CATGCGCGCCGTGAAGGCACCCAAGAGCCGGCATGCGATGCTGCGCCTCAGCTTCAAGTCGATCAAGAATTCCATTGTTCTCGATACCTTCCCCAAGGTGATGGACATCTGCTTCCCTGGCGTGGCCTACAACATCAGCAAGACGGACTGGTACGCCACGTTTGCCAACGGCTCAGAGATCTGGTTTGCCGGCCTGGACGACAAGGACCGGATCGAGAAGATCCTGGGCATGGAGTTCGTCACCGTGTACCTGAACGAGTGCAGCCAGATCCCGTGGGCGTCCGTCGGCATCGTCATGACCCGACTGGCGCAGAAGGTTCACCAGGTGGTTGCCGGCAATGAGCAGCTGATGAAGCCGCGCGCCTACTACGACTGCAACCCGCCGAGCAAATCACACTGGTCGTACCGCCTGTTCATCGAGAAGCGCGACCCCGAGACGAAGCTTCCCCTCGCCAGGCCAGACAACTACACCAGCTACCAGATCAACCCAGAGGCCAACCAGGACAACCTTTCGCCTGAATACCTGGAGAGCCTGCGCGCACTCAGCCCGAGACTGCAGAAGCGATTCCTCAAAGGCGAGTTCACCGACGCCAACCCAAGCCAGCTGTTCAGCGAGGAAACCATAGAGACGCACCGCACAGACGGCACAGACCTGCCGGAAATGGTGCGCGTGGTGGTGTCGGTTGACCCATCAGGCTCGGGTGATGCCGACAACGCGGACAATGACGAGATCGGCATCATGGTGGCTGGCCTGGGCACCGACGGTAATGCCTATCTGCTGGAGGACTGCACCGTCAAGGCCGGGCCAGCTACCTGGGGTCGCGTGGCTACCGACGCATTCGACCGGCACGCAGCAGATGTCGTGGTGGGCGAGCAGAACTATGGCGGCGCCATGGTCAAGCATGTGATCGACACCAGCCGCCCGCGCACGCCGTATAAGCAGGTCACCGCGACCCGTGGCAAAGCCGTGCGCGCCGAACCCTTCTCAGCGCTGTATGAGCAGGGAAAGGTCAAGCACGTCGGTCAGTTCCAGAAGCTGGAAGACGAGCTAGTTGGCTTCACCACCTTCGGCTATGTCGGCGAATCATCGCCAAACCGAGCAGACGCACTGATATGGGCCCTGGCCGAGCTGTTCCCCGGCATGGTCAGAGCCAAGAAAGAACCGAAAGAACCCCCTAAAACGCGCCCACGCCTGGGCAATCACAGCTGGATGGGCTGACAGATGGCTGACACCAAGAAAGACGACGAGATTGTGCGCATTGCCAAGGAACGCTTTCAGCGCGCCATGGACTTCGAGGGCGACTTCCGCAAGCTGTTCACCGATGACCTCAAGTTCTGCCATGCCGACAGCGACAACGGCTACCAGTGGCCTGAGACGATGCGCAACCGGCGCACAGAGGACGCAAAGCCCTGCCTGACGATCAACAAGACCCGCCAGCACGCGCTGATGGTTATCAACGAGGCCAAGGAGAACAAGCCATCGGTGCGCGTTTCTGCCGTGGGCGGTGAAGCCTCATACGAGAGCGCCCAGGTGTTAGAAGGGGTCATCCGCCACATCGAGTACCAGTCCAACGCGGCCGACGCCTACGACACCGCGCTGGAGTTCCAGGTAGAGGGCGGCATTGGCTACTGGCGCGTCGTCACCGACTACGTGAACGACAACAGCTTCGACCAAGAACTGTTCATCCGCCGCATCCGCAACCCGCTGTCCGTGGTGCTGGACTGCGATTCGCGCGAGACGGACGGCAGCGATTCGAAGTGGGGCTTCGTCTTCGACGACATGCCGCGCGCTGACTTCAACCGCAAGCATGCAGAGTGGAAGGACCGGGTAGGCGACGCCTCGTTCGGTGACAGCAACGGTTGGCTTGGCGAGGACACCGTGCGCGTCGCCGAGTACTACTACGTCGACTACAAGAAAGACACGCTCATCGCCCTGCCGACCCCGGGCGCAGATGGTCAGCCGGTGATCAGCGAGGTCATGCTCTCGGTGCTGCGCGAGTCGATGCCTGATCTGGCCAAGATCGCCATGGAAGACAGCAGCATCCGCAAGCGCGAGGTGCAGCAGCCAGCCTGGAAGTGGTGCAAGATCGCCGGCGACCAGATCATCGAGCGCGGAGAGTGGGTCGGCACCACCATTCCGATCGTGCGCGTGGTCGGTGAGGAAATGATCATCGACGGCAAGCTTGACCGTAAGGGCCATGTGCGCAACCTGAAAGACCCGCAGCGCATGTACAACTACTGGTCATCCTCGGCGGTTGAGCACGTCGCGTTGCAGACCAAGACGCCATACGTGGCTGGCGCCCGGTCCATCGAGGGCTATGAGTCGTACTGGGAGACCGCCAACACCGAGAACCACGCGTACCTGCCATTCAACGATGTGGACGACCAGGGCAACCCGCTACCAGTCCCGCAGCGCATTGAGCCGCCCGTGATGAGCCAGGCCTACATCCAAGGCCAGATGTCCGCCGCCGAAGAATTCAAGATGGCCAGCGGGCAGAACGATCCGCTCATGGGCGCCCCGTCCAACGAGATCAGCGGCGTGGCCATCAGCCGGCGCGCGAAGCAGTCCGACCGCAGTACCATGCACTTCCGCGACAACCTGGCCAAGGCCGTGCGCTACACCGGCAAGATCCTGGTTGACGTGATCCCGAAGATCTACGACACCCCGCGCGTGATCCGCATCCTGGCCGAAGATGGCAGCGATGACACCGTGCAAATCGACCCCGGCCTGGATCAGGCCATGACCGAGCAGCCGAAGCCACAGGGCGAAGGGGTTGACCGCATCTTCAACCCGGCCGTTGGCCAATATGAGGTGGTCGCGGACACCGGCCCCAGCTATGTCAGCAAGCGTGACGAGGCCTTCGAAGCCCTCTCCATGCTCGCGGCAGCTGACCCCAGCTTCATGGCGACTGCCGGTGACCTCTACTTCAAAACCGCGCCATTCCCGATGGCTGACGAGCTGGCCGAGCGCTTCCGCAACGTCATCCCGGCGAATGTGCGTGGCGAAGGTCCGTCCCCTGAGGTTCAGCAGGCCACCCAGCAGATCGAGCAGCTGCAGGCACAGCTTGCCGCCGCGCTGCAGGCCGCCGCCGACAACGAGCAGAAGTACCACGACAAGGAGAAAGAGAACGAAATCAAGGCGTTCGAGGCCACCACCAAGCGTCTCGATGCGTTCATGGACCGTCTCGGCCCATTGGAAGCCGCCATGGTGGCGCTCAACTCGGTGCAGGCGGCGAACGACCAGCCATCGCCGCTTCCAGAGCAAGAAATGCCCCTTGATCTGCCTTCGTTGCAGCAGGAACTTGCGCCTCAGCAGGAAATTCAGCAATTTGTGCAGTAGAATTTGCGACATACCGACTCCGGGCGGTTCCCCGGTGCTGATAACTTGGAATCCAAGGCCATGAGTGAAGAGACATTGCAGGTGCATTCGACCGGGCAGGAAGCCGAACCGACGCAGCCGGACGTTACTGATCAGCTGGACCAGTCCACCAGCGAAACCGACAGCCAATCGAACGATGCGCAACAGCCGGACAATCAGGAAGGGAAGGATCCCACCGCCTGGGCGCGCAAACGTATTGATCAGCTGACGGCGCAGAAACACGAAACCGCTCGCGAGCTGGAATCGGCCAAGAACGAGGCCGCCCGGTACCGCATGCTGGTTGAGCAGTTGCAGCAAGGTGGCGATAACGCCGACAAGCCGAAGGTGCCAGGCCAAGAGCCGAACATTGATGAGCTGGTTGAGCGTCGAGCCAGTGAGAAAGCCCAGCAGCAAGCCATGGTCGAGCGCGGCCAATCGGTAGCCAAGACCGGTGCCGAGCAGTTCACCGACTTCCAGGACGCGGTACAGACCCTGGATGCCTTGGGGATCACCAGCGAGCAGGTGCAGAGCCTGCTCGGAATGGATGACGCGCACGCCGTGATCTACAACCTGGGCAAAAACCCTGAGGAAGCCGCCCGCATCCTCGCCATGTCGCCACTGCAGCAAGGCCGGGAGCTTGAGCGCCTGGCAGCGAAAGCCGCCAAGGGCCCTGCCCCAAAGGCTGTGTCAAATGCACCTGCACCAGTCCGCCCGCTTGACAGCGCATCGGCCGGGGAGAAAGACCCGAGCAAGATG